TGATCACAGAATATGATGGCCCTATGTCTTTTGAGCAGGAATTCAAGTTTGAGAGATTCTTCGATCCAACTCTAAGCGTATTCGATAAGACGGCGCGCTTATCACATAAGGGGGATGGTCAGCACTCGGCTGAGATCTTCCCGCGCACATACGATCAGTTCAAAGATGAATATGGAAGCGACGCTGTAAAATCGGCAAAATTTAAGACAGTAGACGGTATTTCTGATTTTAATTGGAGCTATGCGACCGCTTCTGGAGAAAAAATAGTGCTTGTCGCAGACTATTACGAGAAGCGAAGGAGGCGAGTAAAGATTGTGCAAGTCGCTGCTACTAGCGATTCTCCGATGCAAACGATGCTAGAGCGCGAGTACGAGCAGTTCGCAGAAGAATGGTCGCGCTCTAAAATAGAGCAAGTTCCAATTGTTGTTTCTTCTAGACGCACAGAGATAGAGACGATCGATCGTTACATAGTGTGTGGCGATTGTATCTTAGAGTATCAAGCAACTGATTGGCGACATCTTCCACACGTCTTTATAGACGGTAATTCGATGGTTATGCGGCAAGAAGCAGAGGGCGCGTCTTATCAGCTTACCCGTCCTTTTCTGTATCAAACAGAGGGAATACAGAGGCTCAAGAACTTTTCAGGTCAATGTTTAGCGAATTATCTCGAAAACATGGTTCAACACAAGTTCATGTATGCGCTCGAAGCCGTTCCACAGCAATACACCGATCCCATGATTGACATCCAGCGCGCTTCTGTTCTTTTCTACAATGCGTACGATCTCAACGATCCAACGAAGCCATTGCCTGTGCCTCAGCCCGCACCACAGGCTCCGGCTCCTCCCGAAATAACTCAAACTTTCATGATGTGCGATCAGATGATGCAAACTATTCTTGGATCATATGATGCTAGTCTTGGTATAAATAATAACCAGCTTAGTGGGGAAGCTATAAATAACGGCGCGACTCAAAGCAACCCGGTAGCTCTTCCTTACATCGTCAGCTACATGAAGGGCATGGAGCAGATCGGGGCTATACTCTTAGATCGAATACCTCGCACAATCCGAACTCCGAGAACCATCCCCGTTTTAGATAGAAGCGGCAAACGCCAATTCGTAAAAATTAATCAAGATGGAGGGATAAAGCTAGAATATGATTCAGACAGTCTAGAGATAAATATCGAGCCCGGGGCTAGCTTTGAAATTCAAAGACAAAAAGCTTTCGAGATGATAATACGACTGATGCAGATATCAGAGGAATTTGCGCAGTTTATGAACAATAGCCCTGCTGGCATTAATACTTTACTTGAAAATGTCGATATTCGCGGTATCGATACTCTTAAGGCTAACGTCGAGAAATTTTTACAAGAGAAACAGCAGAAACAGCAGCAGGCTGAGCAGATGCAGCAACAGCAAATGCAACAGCAAATTGAAATTCAAAAGCAGCAGATGGAGCTTATATCAAGACCTCTCGATCTTAAAGAGCAAGAAATACAGCTAAAAGCAATAAAAGATGCGAAAGAGATCCAAATCAAGGAAGACGAGGTATCTATAGACTATATGAAAGCTGAGTCGGAAATTGAGAGCCAAGGTATAGAGAATGCTTTGCGCGCTTCAGAAGTCGAAGCGAGGAACTTCAGAAGTATGGTAGATCTACAAACGCGCAATCATGACAACGCTCATCAGAAAGCTATGGAAATCTTAAAAATGCATGATGCGAGAGAATCTAACAACAGGAAGCGAGATAAACGATGAAGAAAACTAAGAGCGTTATAAAAAAGGATGCAGAAGAAAAAGCGGATAAATCAATGCAGATCCTCTCTGAATTTAATCAAGAAATAGAGTCGCTTAAAGATAGGATCCGTTATCTTGATGAAAACCGACGGCCTTACCTTTTATACGACTCATGGATCGGGACTCCCCAAGACAGACTTAAAACGCGCTTAAGCGTACTGGAATTTTTCAGAAATGCGATGGACTTTACTCTTATGTGTAAAGATGATGCTTTTTTGGTGGATGGTGGAGGATTTGAACCTTCGAAGGCTTAGCCAACAGATTTACAGTCTTCCCCCTTTGACCGCTCGGGAAACCATCCGTTGTAAGTCAATTTAACACAAAATGAAATCTAGGAGAATAATATAATGGCTGATACAAAATGGAGTCAGTTTCCCTCTGCGGGGTCGTCGGTTCCTACGGACGAGTTCGTCGGTCTTAGAGGAGGAATAAACGCGCGATTCACTGCAAATAATATTTTAAGATCGAGTAACAATCTATCAGATGTTGCTAATGCGGCAGCATCATTAGCAAACATTGGGGGCCAACCGAAACAAATTAGCGGCGTAGGAGACCCTAACGGCGTTCAGGCTGGCATTTTGAATCAAACATATTGGGATCAGTCGTCTAGCTATCTCTGGTCATGCTTTATACCTGGGCCAGCAGGCACGGCCGATTGGAGACAAACCGTTCTGGCAGTTCCAAATTTGGCAACAACTGGCTTAAATGTGAACGTCGGTTTAGCGAGTCCACCAGCCGCCGGCCAGGTTTTAACTGCCACATCTTCCACTGTTGCTACATGGCAAACACCAGCTGCGACAGGTGATCTGCTCGCTATCAATAACTTAAGCGATGTTCAGAGCGTATTAACAAGTCGGCTAAACTTATCTGTTCCAAAAGTTTCTAGCGGTTCCGGTAATCCAAATGGTTCTGTAGCTGGTGAAGTAAATGATGAGCACTTTGACGAATCAACAACTCCGTCTACTTTTTGGAGATGTGTTACCGCGGGTGCGCCTGGTGTTTGGGAAATACCCGAGACAAACGCATTAAATATTGCATCTGCAAATTTTGGTGAAATGAATTTCCAAGGGAATGCGATACCAACAACATTTTCTGCAACAAGCACCCCGGTTAAGATTGTTGGAAGTTATAGCGCAGGATTATTGCAGAATTTTACACACTCTGCTGGACGTTTAACTTGTACAGCTTCTGGTTCAAATACTTACGATGTAAAGGTCGCAACGACTGGGTCACTTTCTTTTGCGTCTGATTCTGTGACGATTTTTATTGCGCTTAATGGTTCTGTTATTGCTCAATCAGCTCAATCTGTGAATTTGGATGGTATCAGCCCATCATTTAAATCTATCTCATTACAAAAATTAGTTAACATGAGTTCGGGTGATTACATTGAGGTTTGGGTTCAAAACAACGCATCAACAAATGCTGTTACGCATCAAGATATCAGTCTAATTGTTGGAAGCCCGGGCGCTGTAGGTTCCCCGGGAATTCCTGCCCCATTATTTCCGGGATTTACACAAACAGCTCCGGTTACGATATCAAATGCTACTCTTGGTTCTTTAAATGGTACTGGCATTGGGTCTTTCTCAATACCTGCCAATTCTTTGTCCGTTGGAGATACCTTATTTTTAGAATTGGCTGGTACAACTGCTCGCGATCTTACGTCCCCATCGATTAGAATTGCTCTTAGCGGTGGTTCTTATTTTTTATTTGATACGGGGAATATGTCTACTAATTCTGGAGGAAATTTTACGCTGCAAGCGTTTATGACTATCAGAGATATTGGAGGCCCAGGCGTCGCGAGCATACAAAGTGCTGTTCAAACAATCGGTCTTGGAAGTTCGGCGCCAACAGCATCTTTCTTGTCAAATAATTCAACTAATTTTTCGACATTAACAAATACAACATTAACTTTAACTGTATTTTGGACGACTGGCGCGCTGATAAATAACTCATGCTCGGCTCAAATTTTAACATTGAAGAAACTATAGGAGCTCACATGCAAAATGTATTGTTATTGCCTAATATGACAACAGCACAAAGACTTGCGTTGACTAATTTAAAGCCGGGATCAGTTATTTTCGACACTACCTTGTCTCAACAGTTCATAACTAACGATGGTGGTGTTTCACCAACTTGGGATGCTGTAACCCAAACGGTCGTTAAGTCATCTAACAAATCCGTTGCTTCAGCGACAGTCTCGTTTGGGGGAACAGGATATAACACCGGAGACATCATTCAGATTCGCGGTGGCACTGCAATTATTCCCGCAAAAATGGTAGTCGCGTTCGCTTCTGGAGGGTCAATAGTTTCTGTGGGTTTTATTCCTCCAAATTCGGACACAGGCGTTTACAGTGTTAACCCAAATTTGATTGCTAACCAAGTTATAACAATAACTGGTTCAGGTGTGGGCGCATTTTTAGATTTAACGATGACAGATTCTGGCACCATTACAATTGACCCTAATAATTCAGCAGCGATTAGTATGAACACGCCGCACGGTTATTTGCAACTTCCGAGCATCCCGCCTGGTCAAGAACAGTCCGTCACGATGGCAGAAGGTGGAATACGATATCAGAACACTACAGATCGTATTTATCTTAAGAACCAGGCTGGATTGACTAAGATTTTAACGGAACAAGATGCGCCGTTTTATACGCCACCTTTAACTACAAAGGGTGATGTATTTACGCGCGATGCTACAGTAGATACTAGGTTGCCCGTTGGTTCTAATAAACAAATATTGATAGCAGACTCCGCACAAACAACTGGCTTAAAGTGGGGAGCAGCATCTGCTGTAAGTTTGGAAACCCCTGCTTCTCCGGTTTTGGTGAACTCAAACTCACCTGTCGCTACCCAAGTTTTGACGGCGACATCTGGAACCAACGCAACTTGGCAAACGCCTTTTTGTTTCACTGCTGTAAATGCAAATCGCATTGGGTCACCATCCATAACCGCACCAGTGGGCAGTGGACTTAACGTTCTTGTTTTTACAAACGCTACGATAAATACAGGTAGTATATATAATCCAGCAACGGGGGTTTTCACTGTACCAGCAGGCAAAGCTGGGCGGTGGAGAATCGCGTACAATATCTTAAACACATCAACAGCAACTGCGAATAACAGGAATTACAATCTTGATGCAGCCCTTTACCTTAATGGGGTATTTTCCGGGGAAGATTATTCAACTTGCAAAACTCCGCTGCAAAATACTGAAGTTGCAGCGTTCACGATGGTAAGTGAATCCATTCTAAATTTGGCGGTCGGGGCTCAAGTAACAATTCGTTATGTAAATAACGGGAATACTAGTATAACGATAAATCAGGTGAAGCTAGTCATACAATGGGTGTCAACATAATGAGTCTAAACTATTTTAAGCATGAGTACTTGGCGGATTTTGAAGGTATTTTTCATGATCAAATCTCTTTATCAAACGACGTGATAACTATCAGCTTAACGCTAGAGCAGTTTCTTGAATTCGAGTCTGGTTATAGCTTGCCCGCTGGTTATCAGCAGAGAATATACATACAAGATCAATATAACAATTTAATCACTTCTACAGATTCAATTGTGGAAGATGTAGTGCCGTTTCCCGAAGGAGATGTTTATATTGCTAATGCGCAAAATTATATCCCTGCTGCTTCGGAACCTGTTGACCCGTAACAAACGCAAGCAACCATTAATTATTATTTGGAGAAAAAAAATGGCAGACAAGAAGAACTGGATAGCAGGCGCAATCAAGAAACCGAGGGCGCTTCACAAAGCGTTTCGCCGGGATTGAGTAGTGGCTCTGTTAACCCTATTAACTGACCCGTTTCTCTTGTTCTAAATAGGGATGGAAAATAGCGAGTACCGTTTGCATGTCTATTTCCAGAACCCTCTAGCGACCTATATAGTCCTGAGATAGGCGCATTACTTTTTTCTTCTCTAAGTTTCGGAGGTTGATAGTCTCCTGCCATATCTGCAACCGTGGGATAAAGCGGTTTAAAATAGTGTCGGTTGCTATCACTGGGGGGGTAGATTATATGGTGTGATGGCCTGAATCCCCGAGAGCGTTCGTCATAAGTCAATAAGTGATGATAATTGTTCCACGCCTTTTCAGCGCCAAGTTTATAGCCCTGATAAATAGCGTCAGCCATGCTAACAAGCAAAAGAATTGGGGAAGTTAAAAATATAGCTATGCCTATACTTTTATCGACGACAAAACTTTTGATGTCTTTTGAAGGATTTCCCCTATTAAAGAGCGTAATGATAAGGGGTAGCAAGATGAGAGGTAGGATAATTAAAAAGAGCGTTGTCATGAGTGTAGTGTAAAGAATGCTCCTGAGATGCTCTAGTAGTTTTAGAAGAGCTGCGGAAAATCCTATTAAGCCGCCGAGGATTTTGAAAGATAGGCTTAGGTTTGGTGTTGCGGGTAAGACTGCGTTTAGAAGAGGGGTATGCATCACACGATAGGCCATTGCAGAGTCTTTCCTGCAAATAGTTAATAGATTGGTTTTCATTTCCTCGTCGTTTAATGCTCCCACTACAAACTGATTAAATAGGTCTGCCCAATTTTCTAGCGGCCCCGCGAGTTTTTCGAGAACAATATAGATATCGATCTTCTGTTTTTCCGTTAGGGCAGGATCGTTAAAAGTTAATTTACATTGCGATTCAAATGCGGCCAATTGAATCGCAACGTTTGTTTCTGGGGCAATTGTAAGTTGTCCTACCCTTGCAGAGCTTGTTGCCTGTGTAAATCTTGCTGCATCACGAGGGTCTAGATATTTTCCTATTATCGAATCCATGTCTGTTGGCAAGTCTGCTAATTTCGTGGTTGTGTTAGGTGTATTTCCGTTCATTGGTGTCCCCGTATTGTTGATATTGTGAGATTTTTTTTATATTTTCTTGTTTTTGGATCAATTAATTAAACGCTATTTAAATCGCCTAGCAGGGTTCCATAAAGGTCATTAACTGTAAGGGATCTCAAACCTAATAACCTACCTTAAATGACAGGGAACAGCAAAACAGTATTTGATGAGAATGCTCAGATGAGATAGGATCAGCCCGTCTTAAATTCAAGCTGGTGACGCAGGGTAGGTTATTAGGTTTGAGATCCCTTACAGTGAAGAAAGGCGAAAAAATCCCCGCTGCTAAACTTCAGAAAGCAGAGAAATCTAAGAATCTTCTAATGCGTAAGCGCGCACAGTTAGCGGAAACTTTGGGGAAAATGAGGAAGAAATAACCAGGAATTCTTGACAATTTAATATGAGATAAATACAATTCATATTCTGCATAGCAGAACTAGCAAAATTTTCTTATGGGGGTGCCCGTAGGCGTAAACACTTTTCGTTATAGGCTACCGACACATGATAAATAGTTCATATGTCGGTAGCCCATTCACCTTGAATACCTAATCTTTTTTAAGCCATTTTAAGCATTATGAGCTTAAAGGTGGCATTAATACAATCAAATAGACTCAAAAGTGCTTGCACTACGTCAATTTCATTCAAAATAATCTTATCTTCTGCTACTCTGGGAACAATATCTTATTCAGATCTTCAACCTTAACATCATCTTCGTCTTTGCCAATGATGATCTGCATAATCTTGTTTATGATTTCATTTTGTTCGGATAACTTTGTTTTTAGATCCTCCTTTTCCCTATTAAGTTCTTCTATAATTTTTTCAAAACGCTCATTTATTCTATAGCGATATTTTTCCTCAGAATCCTTAATTTCTAAATATATTTCTCTACTATATTCATCCATTTGATCTTCTGGGTCCATTCCAAATGAAAGCCTCATAGTATTTATCCCAATATTAAAAAAGTTATAATTATCCCACCCCACTAAACAATAGCTTATTTGTTTTTTATAATGACTTTCCCATCCTGTATTTCGAAGTCAACAAATCTCGACTTCCTTTCATATTTTTTGATTTCTTGAGCGTTGAATGTAAATTTAAGCTTGCTTGCTATTTTACTAACACTATTGTCGGATAATAATCTATAACTATCTTTTTCTGTGTCAGCTTTTTCTAGCATCCATTTTTTTTTGTCTTCGTCATCGATATATACATACAACCTGCAATTTTTATCCCAGCCAAGTTTCTCAAGTAGCTTAAGTCCAAGGTAGACATTAGCAATCTTTGAGCCTGTAAATGAAACTTTTACTTCCCCGGAAGGATACCGTGACCTTGGTATTTTTTTTACAAATGCCATATTAAAGCCTCGCGTTGGTGTGATCCATTATTTCATTCCAAATTATCCCACATCACATAATAAAAAGTGTATCAATTTTTGATCAAATTATATTCCAATGGCTTTGTCAACCTGGCGGCGGTTTCTCTGTTGCGGCATCCCTATAATTGCGAAAATACTATTTACTTAAGCTCACAATCGGCGTATAAGTCTTTGTGCTGGCAACTTATCAACAGGTTGTACACAGGATATCCACAAGGTACCCATACTCGATGGGGTCAACATCGCTACTCGAGCGCTTCGAGGGATTTACGCGTGACGGTCATAGTCATTAAGAGGATTTTATGTCTCAAGAATCATTAGAAAATTTTGATAGTCAACTCTCATCTACACAACAAGTTCCCGCTGAAAAATTAATACCTCAATCTAAAGTCGAGGAGTTAATTGTGAACGCTAAGCATGAAGCAGCAGAAAAAGCACGCCGACAGCTCATGCAGCAGCAACAGCAATCACAACAGCAACAAAGTTATCAGGAACCTCAAATACAACAGGCTCCTTCTAGCTTTGGTGGAATGTCTGATGTGCGAGGGATCGTTGATGAAGAGATCGGCAGACGTTTAAACGAGTTATCTAGCAAAGCCCAGAGAGATCAAATGGAAGCGCAAGGGAACCAGCTCGTAGAAGAATTTGTAGGGAAAATCGTAAATTCTCCCACCTACGAAGAAAATAAGGCTGTTTTTGAAAGAATCGGCCCGTCTCTTGTAAATATGTCTCCAGTTGTCTACATGGCGAATTCTATGGATAACACGGCAGATGTTATGCTCGAACTTGCAAATAATCCCACAAAGATTAGCGCAATTATGCAGTTAACACAGATTGATCCCAATCTGGCGTTACAAGAAATGCATAAACTATCTCAATCGATCAAAAATAATGCCGCCGCTAAAAGCATGGCATTAGCTAATGAGCCTATGAACAACATGAAATCGTCTCCTAATTCTCTGGATGGTGGCGTGAAAGACGTTAATTATTGGAAAAAAATCTACCGATAATCTGCGTTTTAAGAAGCCACTGTCTCTTTCTTCATAATCGAGAGGTGGCTTTAAAATGGCAGTTCCATTAAATATTTTACAGAATGTTCAAACGTATCAACCCGCTGAACTAGCGTTTCTGCTCAACTCATTCGTTGCTTTATCCGTAGCTAACAAGAAATTCAAAAATTTCGAGAATGAAACGGCCCAGCTTGGCGACACAGTAACTTTCGATCTTGCACCGCGCGCAACTACCGCTCCTGGTCTTGTAATTACTCTGCAAAAAGCGGAGCAACGCAAACAAGTTCTTTCTTGCACACAAGCAATCAACTCTGCATACGCTTTCGATGCTAAGCAATATATATTCAACGTTTCAGATTACATGGAACGATTCGGGATGGCGCGTATCCAGGAAATTGGCTCAAGGATTGAGAATGATATTCTGCAGAACGTAACAGGAACGGTTCGTGTTCAAGACCCACAAAATCCCTTAAATGGAACGCTCGTCAATCCCGCGTCCGGCCCTTATCGGTTCTACGGAAATGGAATTACGCCAATCAATTCCTTCCCACAGCTTGCGCAAGCTCTTGCAGATTTCAGGTCTTATGGTGCGTCTGACTTCAACGTTACCGGCATACTTCCGATGGAATATGTGCCCGCTATCGTTGCTACTGGTCTACAGCAATTTACAATGGATCGAAATAACGATCTAGCCGCAAGTTGGGAGCTCGGCCAATTCTCTAGATGTACATGGACAGAATCTAACTTGTTGCCACTGCACATTGCGGGAACAGCCGGCGATACAGGAGCCACATTGACACTCGTAAGCACAAATGATCCTACTGGAAATAACATTACGCAGATAACCGTTTCTTCAACACTCGGTAGTGATGTAAATGCTATGAAAACCGGTGATCTTCTGCAGTTCGATGACACTACTTTGAGATATCTAACTTTCATCGGCCATTTGCCAACATCACAGCCTGTTCAGATTAAGAGCATATCAGATTCTCCTAGCGTTGCAGGAACTATCGTTATCGATATTTTCCCAGCGCTTCAATCTACACCGGGCGCGAATCAAAATATTAACAAACCTCTTGTTGCCGGCATGACTTTAACCGTTACACCTAGCCATAGAGCGGGCGTTATAATGTCTGGCAACCCTCTGTATGTTGCTATGCCTCGCATGCCAGATGAAGACCCGTTCAGCACATCTTCTCATACCGACCCAGGATCGGGTATTTCTATAAGAAATTACTGGGGTGCCCAATTCGGACAAGACACGCGCGCTTATGTTTATGATGCATTGTGGGGTTCAACATTAGTCGCAGAGAATTCTATGCGTCTGATCTTTCCTATAACGCCGTAAACTAACTTTTTTGGAAAAAAAAATGACTTTGAAACCTAAACTTCCAATTGTGAATCTTGGGATTTTAAATGCGTCTGGTTGTGTCGGTTCCCAGGTAGCTTTAATACTTAGCTCATATGTCTAAAAGGATGACTTTAAATGCCAACAACGACGCGGGAACTGATCACTAAAAGCTGGCATTTGTCGGGTATAGTTGCTCGAGATTTACAGGTGGTCAGCGGATCTGAGATAGACGATGGTCTTAGCCTCCTTAACTCGTTGTTAGCATTTAAAACTGTTGACCAAAGTAAAATACCGTACTATGACAAATATGATTTTACCGCCATCACGGATAGCGTCCCCGGAACGAATGATGAGAAATATTTCATCCCCGGACTGATTGAATGTGAAACATTGACATTCACGATTGGTACCGTTCGATATTCGATGGCGCCTTTAGCGCGTAAAGAATATTTCGGACGACCTAGAGCAAACAATGTTAGATCTTTGCCCTATTCTTATCATATAGAGCGCGCAAAAGGTGGCGCCAATCTCTATATGTATTATCTTCCGAGTACAACATACCCTTTTGAGATGTACGGAAATTTCAG